GTTTATGGGCTTGAGTCCACTGTAGAAGTTCTGTAGCAGGTCTACACTCCAACCGCTGGTAAGTCCAGCAGCAGCCGCTGTATCAGCAGTCGTGGCTGCTTGCTTAGAAAGTGTTGCAACTGCGTTTGGATGGTGAATGAGATACAGTTGGTTCCCGAACTTGCCCGCCTTGGCCCCAGAGATACAGCCATGTGTATTCGCTGTATTCATTGCTGCGCCATCAGCACCAAAGACCGTTCCACTATTGAGATTAGGCCACAAAGCAATAACGTCTGTGTCCTTCTTCCGCGCCATGCCGTCACCGAGCTGTCGCCCAATCATGCTCATGACATTATCGGCACTCTGTCGAACCAGCTTGTCCGTGAGAATGACCTTGGCTCCGACCTCGGATGCCGTGAGGTCTACCGTGGTCATCCCAATGTCTTCCTCGTCAACGATGTCCTGTCCATCAACAAGGTCACTCATCGTCATCTGCCCCACCTTGGGGACCGTTACCTGCTTTGAACCCTTCGGCAGCTTGAACTGCTCTATGAGAGCAAGAGCCGGAGCGTTATGCTCCTCAGTGTACCTGGCCGCTGCCAGAATAATTCTTTGAGCATTTTCTAGATTACCCGTTGTGGCTGTCTGTGCCATAACCTACCTCCTTTATGTTCCCAGTGCTAATCTTCTCGCAGCTCTCACTGCTGCATCTGACCTATCCCCATTGTTATATGCATCCAGGAGGCGCTGGTCATTGGATGACGCTTCCGCAGCGCCTTGACTATTGTCGAAGGTCTGTGGCGCAACACGACCCTGCTTGAGCTGTGAGATCTCAGCAGCCTGTGAGCGGAGCTGGGACATACGCTTGGCCTCTAGCTCCATCTCCTGTGGGGATCTAAATTTGAGTAACGTCCGAATGTCCTCGAGCGCCTGCTTGTTAAGCAGTTTGTTCTGAAGAGCGAAATGGAGGGCAGCGTTCTGCCTGCCCTCCACAAAGCCTATGAGGTCCATAGCCTTTGATTCCTGGTCCTTCAGTTCCTTCTGATGTGTGACATACTGACGCGCAACCTGCCTTGAGGTTTGCGGGTCAACGCCCTGCTCCTGGGCCCTGCGCTCAACCTGCTTTGCCTTCTGCATAACCTGCTGTTCCCACTGTCTCTGGGAATCAGCCTGTCTACGCCGGGACAGCTCATTGATCTCCTCGGGAGCCATCACTGGCTGCTGAGGGGGCATAGTGCTGACCGGGGTGCTTGGAGCGCTGTCAACCGGGGGTGCCGGTGCTTCAACTGGGGGCGATGCGTCAGGAGGGGAGTCCCCTACTTCAGCGGGCGCCTCCTGCTCGACGCTAACATCATTGTTATCGTCAGAGTCATCGACCTCTACTACTTGGGGCTGTTGTTCCACAGCATCTAGTGGTGTAACCATTTCCAAACTCCTTATCTAGTCTCCTCTATGTATTCGCGCTTTGTCAAGTGACACTCGTTTAGCGCCTCATGTATTGCTCTATATCCTCCGGGGATGTCCGTATGTTCATTACGGCCACCAGGAATCCCTGCATATCATCTATTTTGTGGCGGCCTCGACGTACCAGCTCAAGGACATTGTGTATCCTTCGGGAATCTGAAGCCCGTGGTGTCATCTCACGGGATGAAACAACCATCAGCATAGGTTCTATATGGCGGTTTGCCACAAAGAACTTCAGGCGCGCAGAAGAATAGCGGTTGACAATGGCCTGCATCCACGGCGTCGAGTCCTCGATGCTACCCTTCATTTTAGGCTCTGCATCCTCCCACTGTTCAAACTTCTTTCTCTGTTGCTCGGCCAGAACAGGGTCCTTGGAGAGGCGCTCCTCCAGTATGCCCTTCCGTATATCGTAGTAACCCGATGAACCAATCTCGTCCTGCATATCCATCAACAGTCCCGTAATCGGAGGGGCATCCTTCTTCTGATGCTCCTCCAGGCGCAGGCGGTAGCTCTTAATCCTTGCCTCGTTCAGGGACGGGAACCTCTCCTTCATCACCTCTTCCCACATCTCCAGGCGCTGCTCTCGCGCATCCCAGTTCACACGGCCTGATTCAGTATTCACGATGTTGGTTATGGGCTTCCCGTCTGGCCCAAGTATCGGCTTACCATCAGGCCCCTTGGCATCCTCCCCTGGATAGAGTAGCGTGTAATACCACGCCTGTGCGCTGTCAAAGATATCTTTGTCAAAGGTAGATAGGTTACCGAGGGCCGTGTCACGGCTGAACTCGAACAGCTCCTCCGTTAGGTTCGGGAACCCACCCTCGGAACTCGTCAGGTTCCTAAGTCTCAGAGATGTCGTCTTACGTCTCTCGTTCTGTTCCCCTATAAAATCAGAGATTTGCCCGTTGGCAAGATATCCTCCTGGAGCGAGGGACTCAGCCTCATAGTTCTGTAGGGAAAGCAGGCCCTTGTCGATTCGCTCATCCCTCATTAACGCGTATTTTGAATAGTCGGAAGCGCTATTCTTCATGCGCTCCAGGACACGGTCCTCAATCGTTGTCAGTTCCTCCGCTGTCATTATCTCCTGGAAGCGCCCCCCCCTGATGGCCTTCTGTATGTTCTTACGCACATCACTGGCCACATCCTCCCATGTCGGAGTCCTGTCAGAGAAAAGGCCCCGAAGGACGGTAACCTCCACGTCGAAGTCGCCATCAGAATTGATGAAGTTGTTCCACCAGCGACGTCCTTCACCAGCCCACAGCTCTCGGAGCTGGCTGTCTGTCATGCGCCCGTCATCTACCCCAAACATCTCGCGTATTCTGGGATCATCCGGCCCCAGCGCCATGATGTCGGCGTATGCCTTGTTAAGCGTCTCGCTGACAGTTTCATAGGTACTCTTGGCGCCGATAAAGCCGAGTGTCGCCTGTGCCGCGGCGGCCGCTACCTGCCCAGCCTTAGCCTCACTAACACCTTCGGCAAAGCGCCCCGCGAGAGACTGCTTCCCGGGATCCGCAAACACAAACTCATTCCACGCAAAAGGTATGAGGTGTTCAGCCACGGTCAATAACATATCAGGGCTAAGCACACTGGAAAGGGGATCCTCGTCTCCCGGCCTTGTCCTCTCCCCAATGGCATTGTACCCGGTGAGAATATCCAACCCCAGGCTGGTCACAGGCGCACTCACTAGGCCCCGCAAGTCCCGGAGTATCTCGTCACCACGACCACCCTTGATGTTCATAGCTACCAATGCCGGGGTGCTGGCAATCCTGAATAGCGAGTCATACGGGCCAAAGAAGCTGATATCAAGGGGTCCTGCATGGACACGCATGAAGTTAGGATTGAAGTGCCACTTCCCAGTGCTGCCCTCCCGAATCCACGGGTTAATATCCGTTTCATTGCCCGTGGCTTCGTTGATTATAAACGTCAGAGAGGCCGCAAACCCCATGTACCTCGCCATCTGCTTGGACGCAATACGCCTCTGGAGGGTCTTGTTCGTGAACGGCAACACACCCAGGAGGCCGTCCGAGGCCACCTTCATTCGGGCATGGAAGAAACGGGGTGCAAAGAGAAGGAACTGGGCTGTATTGCCACCCCACTTGCGTTGCCCAACCCCAGTAAACACGTTGGCAAACCCCGCTATCTGAGCAGCCTCACCACTAGCCAGCAGCTCTCTGGCCGTCTTGCCTGTCGTGGCCATCAAGACCTGCAATTCAGCATCTGCAATACCGTGCCGCAGGACATTCCCATACTGGGTAAACATCCGGTCAAACCGAGACAGGCCCGGAATCTTCCTGCCAACACTGGTGACATATAAGTCAGGGGCATTGGCAAGGATGCCGAGCCCGGCAGTGGCCCATTCATCCGGGGTCAGCAGACCGTTGCTGATTGCACTGCGCTCTGCCATGTAAAAATACTCTCCGACAATATCAGGGCCGTCCGAAGTCCAGGCCTTCAGGCTGCTGGTAAACGCCTTCCATGAATCAGACTGCCTGTTAATCTTCATCTCCGTTGCACCGCCAGGAGCCAGCCGCGTCACCCGCGTCACCCGCCCCAGATCATTGAAGAGAGCAGCACTGCCCTGTATACCGATAGCACTCGCATCGCCTGTGGCACCAAACATACGAAGGATCGCGTTAATTGCCGCTAGGCCGCCTGGTGGGACGCCCCTCTGTAG